GATGCAGTTGCGTTAGCAACGCTAGCACTTAACACCGTGTTCAGTGTCGGTTTAGTCATTGTGATTGCTTCGCCTTGAAGTTCCATATTGTGTATCTCCTTCTTTTATTATTTACCGAAAGTGAAAAGGGGCTAGCAATTAGTAATAAACTGCTAGCCCCCAAACCACAGGAAACCTAATTTCCTATAATTAACCAGTCGTAACACGATACAACGCTGAACCGTTACCTTTGGCAACACCGAAGCAAGCGGTGGGGCCAAACTTAATGTATCCGTCAGGATCGTGCCACAGACGGACTTGCACAGAGAATCGAGTGTTAGAATCGAATGCAGTTTGCTATAGAACCGTTTGATTGCTTGGAGGAGCAATGTTCTTGAATGCGTATGCAAATGCACTCTTGTGACAACCAAATGCCTTCAACGTTTCTGAGTTAGAAGGCAACACGGGATATTCAAATACCGTGAATCCAGCAATACCGGCATTGCGATAGCCCTTGATGATGGTGTCTTGTCCATAGATGTACTGTGGAGAAACCGAGTTCAGCAATGATGCGTACATGTCAGGAGTTGCAATCAATGCACGTCCCTGAACGGGAATCTTCGCAGTGGACATCAAACCACCTAGATTAAACAGAGCCGAACCACTGAACCCGAGTACCGATGAAGATACTTGGTTAGAGTAGTTAGCAGCAGTAACGAGAATGGATGCCGAAACGGCAACGTCATTAACGAGAGTCGCAACTTGGGTTGGAAGCCAAGTATTCAGCACCATTCGTTCACCCGTGTTAGACCATTCCAATTCAGTGAAGGCATGGAATGCGTGCTTCTGTTCAAAGGTCACGGTAACAGCAGACGACGTAGCATTCTGGAAGCTGAATCCGCTGCTAGCATTCAGAGCTTGCACAGTGCTGGTTGGAAGACGAGTTGCAACGCTTACGCCTGCATCGTCTCCAGTGGAAATGTTAGTCATGAAGGCATCCAAAAATGGTGCCCATGTGACTAACTGAGTAAGGCTTTCTTGTGCTACTGACAGATTAAGCCCGGACAAAGAATTTGCCATAGATTATATTTCTCCTTGTGAGTTATTGATTAAGAATGGCTTTGTGTTGTAGATAAAAAGCCCTTTGCTCATTTATTGAAAGTTTTGAGTATTGCTCCAATGCTTGAGCTTTTGTCATAGGTTGTCCCTTGGTAGAAACATCCTTGATCTCTGATTCCGATACACCAATGGTCTTTAGTTCATTGGCAACTTTCGCATTCACGGAAGTTTCAGTTTCTTTTACCTGTTTGGTAAGGGCTTCGATCTTGCCCTCAAATTCTGTTTTCTGTGCTTGAAGTTTTCCTTCAAACTCAGCAGTCAAAGCAGCTAGCTTGTCGTTGTGTGCTTGCTCTGCTTTGGCCATAGTATCCGAATACGTTTCAATGGATTTGCGATTATCTGAAATCTCACTGTCCTTTTCGGAAACTGTCTTGGTAAGCTCGTCGATCTTTGCCATTGCTTGAGGCATTGTCATTAGCTTATCAGCTACCACGTCTTTAACGGTTTGTTTATTACTCATAGAAATTATGCTCTTTAATACATATAGTGATACTTTAGAAAAACGCTTACAAAGTTGCTTGAACTGCGGAGACGAAGGATGGATACAAACCATCAACAAGCCCGAGTCTTACGCTTTCCTCTGCATCCCATGTGTAGGCTTTGGCGTTTGCGTGATCAACTTTACGCTTACGATCAATATGCTCAATGAATTGGGCATATGTCTTATCAATCACAGATTGAAAATGTTTCTTGTCTTCCTCTGACAATGAATATACGGAGTTACCTGCTAACTTCCCTTCGCCCGCACTGAATATGTTTAACTCAACCCCTGCTTGGGCAAGTTCCTTCGTGCGATCCACAGTGATCATGTAGTCTCCGATACTGCCTGCCATGCCGTCTGCATCCGTATAGATGTATCTACATTGAGACGCTAACCAATACGCAGCAGAGAAGGCACAACCATAAATCCAACAGTACGTTGGTTTCTCCTTATCTACTTCGTTGATCAAATCGGCTAGACCCTTGATGCCCGAGACGAATCCACCGGGAGAATCTACAACAAGCCAAATGCTTGCAATGTCAGGATCGCCTCTGAGAATCTGTAATGCAGATTCAACAAGGGAAACGTCGGTGTAATCGCAGTCCTCTTCGGGCACAAATCCATTTACGATTACACCCGAAATACTAATTATACCAACGTTCCCGTAAGTCATATAAACGTCAGCAAGCACCTTCTCTTTGTGTTCTCCGTCTTCACTAACAGTCTCGGCTTTCGCAGAGGAAAGGATATGACCTTCCGCCCACTTGCGATCTAATAGGACAGGTTGATTGACGATAACGTTTGCTATATTAACTTTGGGCTTCATTGGGAATTGTAATTGTAGGGGAAGCAGGAGGGTTAGCGTATCTCTGCTCTATAAAGTTAATAAAGTAATCAACGGAGAGTTGCGGGAATTGTTTATTCAACTCCACGGCACGGGAAACAATATCAACTGTCTCGTCTTGGATTTGATTACGGGTCTGTATCCAGTTTCTTCCGTAACGATTGCTCCAATCCTGCATTGAGATTTGGCCAAGTTTGAATTGCTCCGTAAAGATTTGATGCGAGTACTTAGCATCAAGAGTGAACTCAGCAGGTAATGAATACCTAAAACTTCTCCAATCTCCGTTCTCGTTGTTAGGGATAATGCCAAGCTCCATTGCCTTTGATATAGTAATCAGGGCAGTCATGTTCATCGGCTTCTCAACAATGGATTGGAATACATCTATTTCGTTGCGTACGTTCTCCGCAATTCCCGCCATGCCGGGCTTTGCTAAGTCGGGGTTGACTACTTCCCAAGGCCAGCCGATAGAAGCACACCACGCCTTTTCCAACATCCTCGTAAACTCCAAAGCGTTGCCGTGTGGATTCTGCTTCAAGAATGCTTCGTACTTCTCTCCCAGTCCTGCCTTCAAATAAATCAGGTTCGCTCCGTCTGGTATTGCCTGCCTGCCGTATGGCGTTGTTCGTGCAATGTCATCACAAGAAGTATTACAAGCAGGAGAAGACCCCTGCATTGATTGCATAGTCAACGGGTCTAGGTAAGAGCCGACAGGAGCCGATCCCATCTCGTTGGTAACAATCACTCCGATCTTACTTTCAAGTTTTACCGTCTGCTTCTGTGCTTTGCGAATATCCAGATAATCGTATGCATCAAGAATTGCAGATGCCATCGGAGGAATACCACGATTACGATCTTGAGTCTTGGGATCGAAGATTAAATAGCAATCCCTTGCATCAATCTGGACAGCATCAGAGCCGTTAGGGTCTTTACCCATTACGTTATATGCAATGCTTCTGCCCGTATCCTCAGACATGATACAACCATCAAAGAGCTTGAAGCCTTTGTATCTGCCTTCTTTTACTACGTCATCTTGCCACGGACTGCCGATCCTGTCCGAATGAATAAGGCGGAACATCGGATACCCGTCCTTAGTCTCCGTCCACACAAGAAGGATTTCTCCATCAGTGAGAAGTGAACGTGAGATGTTGCGGAGACTTGCTTTGAAGTGGAATTGCTGTCCCCGAACATTACAGGAATTCATCCACTGTTCGTTGTACCATTTACATACTAACGCTCCCCATCCTTTATCTTCTCCGTAGTATTCAAGATTCCAAGCAGACGGATTAAAACTCCAATTTGTCTTTTGTTCTATCGCTTGAGTAATGATACCAGAGCGTGAAGTGATCTCCCTAGATGATGCTACCAATTCCCTACGGTCTGTTGGATTAACCGAATGTTCGGTATCGGTAAGCCCGTAGAATCTCGGGAAGTAATCGGAGGGTCTGTATGTAGGAGTAAGGTAAAGCCCACTTGCCTTCACTGCGTTTTGCTGTGGTGCCTTCTTGAAGAATTTGGATATGAAACCCATTGTTATTCTTTCCTGCAAATCAAATCGTCAAGTTGCACAAGACGATGTTTGCCCGTTCCGTGTACGTCCGCTAAATCCACTCCTGCATTCCGTGGAAACAAAACAACGTCTCCAACATTGCACGGAAAAGGTAGTTCCTTGGTGTTGGATTTGTTAACATGTGTTCCGAGTGCGAGAACTTTACCCCATGCTTTTGGTTGCTTGTGTGTATCTGGAATCACAATTAGCCCATTATGTTTCTCTTCTTTTTCCTCTAGTACTTCAAGCAGTACACGCTTTCCCATTGGTTTGATCATCTGACTTGTCTCCTTGGTTTGTTTGGTTTATCAGAAGTAGAGAGGAGTAGTAATAGATACTTTTCCAAACTTCTTCTGAATTAGAAATTCATTGCAGGCATCGAACAAATCCGCTGTTAGATCGTCGTTCGTGATCTTGCCGATGCTTGTTCCTTCGTTAGTCCAATTGACTACGGTAGTGCCAGCATTGCGGAACTTGGCAAGACATGCTGCCCTAATTGCCTCCACGTCTTCTGTGCTGTCTAAGTGGATGTTAAAGCGTATCTTTGTCATTCCTATACATATCAATCAATCGGGCTTAATCGTTAAAATATCATGTTGTAGAGCCAGTACGATAGACATACAAAAACAGTCCCAGAAATGGTTGTTTGGGTTGCTCTCGTTGACGGGAGAATATATCTCTGGAGTCTTGATCCCCAATCCTTCACTATACATTGAAGTATCCCAATCGGGGTCTTCTCTATCCACTATCAGCCTTCCCGATTTGCCATCTCTCAAGTTACACGCAATGTCCTTAACCCTTCTGTTACTCCAATAGTACTTAAATACAGGTTTAAGCGTCTCGTTCGTCTTCGGCTTGCCGAGAAGATAGTTGACTTGAACACCGGGAGAATACTGCTTTGCTACCTTTCTATTGTTGGCCTTGTCCTCATGCATCCACTCTGTTCTTTTATCACCACGGAGGAGAAACCAACATACTGCTGACTCAAACTCTCTACCCCATTTGTCTTTGAACTTCTGAGGACTGGCAACCCGTGATACAGCCGAGGCAACTCCCGTTTCATCAAAGCCACAATCGATCCCCACTCGCATATTGGGAATTTGGAACTTGGCTTGAATCTGTCTTAATTCGTCGTAGGTAAGAGCCTTGCCGAAGTCTAAACGCCTACACGCTCCGTTAGGGCCAAAGGCGATTACAGCGTAATAGAAGCAGTCCTTTTGAACGTCTATTGCCATTACACGATTACCCCATTGATCGGACGGGTTGAAGTTCTCCACGATTGCCTTCTTAACATCAATTGCGTACATTGCACCTACAGGCTTTGCCAGACGTTGATTAACGAAGTTCCTTGATGCTGTCCTATCTCCTCTCTTCGCCTCGGTCTTCGCCTGTAAGTATTCAGTAACTAACTTCTCCAAACTAAGATCAATGCAAGCCATAGCGGGACAAACGAAGGCTTTGCTCTCGGGCAACTTGTTATCAATCGTCAGAAGGTACTTACCACTATCATTCATTGCCCTACGGTTTGTTGTCGTTGGCTCAATCTCACAAGGGCAGTGACAACACTTGATCTTGGTTGTCTTTACTATTCTGTCGTAATCGTAATTCCCATTCTCAAGCACAATGGTTGTATCAAAGTAGATTCCACCGTAAGTATTATCTTCCTTCTTCTGATTCCATTCATACGGTTGATACGTTTTGCAATCGGGGCATTGCCAAGCCCAAGTATATACATTGCTCTTGTCTGTTACTGCCCGATCCCAAACATCCCCGATGCTCTCGGGTTGTGAAATCAAAAGCTCTTTGCAGTTGTG